TTATGGTAAAAAGACAAATATTGTATTTATCACACATCCATTTAGTAGAAAAGAACTTTTTGAAAAATATCAAGAAGCATTTAATGAAGGTTATTATTTCTTAGGAATCTCAAGTTATATAGATTTCCCAGGATTAATTAGTCCAGATGGGAAAAGACGTATTTCTAATCCATATGACGCAATGTATGATACGGAACATATAGCATGGGATTATAATTATTTTGAATTAGTTAAAGGTTGGTGTCATTGTTTTAGAAATCCAGACTTATATATTCCATCTGAAGTTCCAAAATTATTATTAAGTGAGTCCGATTTTATTTCTGTTGAAAATTTAGAACCTGGTAAAGACGATAAAGACAACAAAATAACAAAAGATTATGACTTTATATATATATGTTTAAAAGATAATGATAAATGCGAAGATGGTTGGCAATCTCATAATCGTAATTGGGAACTTGCTCAATATTGTTTAGATATAATGTGTAATAAATTTCATCTACAAGGTTTATTAGTTGGTAGGGTTAATTGTAAATTACCAAGTGGTTGTCATAATTTAATGAAAAAAACTGATTTTATGGAATATGGAAAATTCATTAATCAATTCCATCGAGCAAGATTTATTTTTTTTCCAAATCAATATGATGCAAGTCCACGAATTTTAGCAGAGGCTTTAGCGCGTGGATTACCAGCATTAGTTAATTATAATATATTAGGTGGATGGAAATACATTAACCAAGATACAGGTGAATTTTTTCATAATATTAATGATTTTGAAACACAATTAAAAAAATTACTAAAAAATTTTAATAATTATAAACCAAAAGAACATTTTTTAAGCAATTATGGAAAACAATATCAAGGAAAAGAATTATTAGAATTTGTTAAATCTACAATCCCATTAGATAAATTAAACTTTGACACTAAATCAATTGAATATTTATATCCAGGTGTGTAATTAATTATTATTATTATTATTATTATTATTATTATTATTATTATTATTATTATTATTATTATTATTATTATTATTATTATTATTATTATTATTGTTGTTGTTGTTGTTGTTGTTGTTGTTGTTGTTGTTGTTGTTGTTGTTGTTGTTGTTGTTGTTGTTGTTGTTGTTGTTGTTGTTGTTGTTGTTGTTGTTGTTGTTGTTTGATTTTAGTATATCTTCCAATTTAAGTTTTTTTGTTCTTTTTTTAGAAGAGTTTCCTATAGATTTTAATATTTTCATTGAATTTCTTATTGTATTGCTATTATTTTTCATATTATTTAATTTATCAATAATTAAATCACATAATTCTAACTTACTTACTTTGTCTGTTATACCTAAAGTTAGTCCAATTTTTTGAACATATTTTAATTTATATCCACCTCTATTTGGAGATATTTTACATTGTTTAATATTAAAATTAATTTTGTTATCTGCTTTTATATCTTTATCTTTTTTATCATTTTTATCATTTTTATCATTATTATCATTATTATCATTATTATCATTATTATCATTATTATCATTATTATCATTATTATCATTATTATCATCATTATCATTATTATTTGATTTATTTTTTAAATTTTTAATAATAGGGACTAAATAATCGCAAATGTCATCTTTTTTCATTTGAGTTGCTTTAGTTTCATCTAAATTGAAGTATTGAATAGATATATTTTTCAATTCGTGTAATTTATAACCACCTTTGCTTTCACCATTTTTACATTTATTAATATCTTTTTTGTAAATCTCAATCTTTTCACTATCTGATAAATTACTTACTTTTATTAATTTAACTTTATCATTAATAATTTTACACAATTTATCTCTTGGAAAGATAATATCTCCTTTTTTAAGGGAAGGTGAAGGTATTTTTAATACAGAATACCCAAATTTATATAACTGTTTTTTATTATATCCACCTTTTGTTGGAACTGCACTACATAATATATAATTATAATTATCTAATGTGATATCATTATCATTATAACTGTTCGAGTTGTCATCTTTAATTGATGGAGGTTGGCAATAACCTTTTTTAGTTGGTTTTAATAGCATTGGATGTAATTCACTACTTTTACCATCTTTATATAAGTCCTTGTGTTTCCAATTATTTTTCCATATATCATTTAAAGAAGATGCTGCTACAGGTATTTTATTATATAAATTTTCTCCTTTTTTTAACTTAACAGGACACCACGAATATTCTTCTCCATTTTCATCTTTTTCTTCCGTACAACTAAATTGTAAATTATAATTATCTGATAAATATGGAAATTTACAATTGCCTTCAACAAAATCTCCTTTTTTATCACCAATCGCCTTAATTGGAATTACATTAAGACGTTTTAATGTTTTATTTGGGTCTTCTGGACAATAACCCAATTTAATAGCTTTTTTATCTACATCTACAGATGTTGGACATACTAATAAACCTTTTTTATTTGGTATGCAATTATATTTTAAGTGGTAATTAGATGTGTCAATAAATGGAAAAATACACGCTCCCGATTTATATTTAGTATTTATTTTTCCATCCGCGTCAAAAGGTGTTGCTATTATTGTATCTTCTGGAATAAGATAATCTAATGATATATCGGATATCATTTCAGCAGCTTGATATATCTGTTTTAATAATTCTTTTTCATTTTCACTTTCTATTTGTTTAATAATTTTAGTATCAATCATATATGATAAATCACCCATTTTAATAAAATCTAATACTTTTAAATTTTTTCTAAATTTACTCATTTTAATAAATTCAATATCATTTATAATATTCTTATCTGAACTTATTATTTCATTTTTCCGATTTAATATATTATCTCCTAATGTAATTCGTGGCAAATATAAACCTTTTAATAATCTATCGCTTTCTGTTTCGGAATTATATATATCTTGTGCTAATAAGTAGGAAAATAATCCTAATAATGATTTATCTATGTTAATATAACAAATGGATTTAGATTTATGTATCTTTTGTTGGCATAATGGATTAAAACTACACTGTTTTGGTGTAGAAAGATGACACCTTTTCCCAAATTTAACACCAGGCATAATATTTAATTTATCGTTATCAATATTATCAGAAATATATGGTTTCATAATTTTTTCAATTATTACAGTTAGAGATTCAATCATATCTAAATGAGATTCGTTGATAATTTTTAATAAATTTTTTTTATTAAAATAATTAGTTCTATCAATTATAATACCTGAAAATTCATATTTGAACTGTTGGTATAATATATCTTGATATATCATTTGATGAACTTGTATTTTTTCTTTTTCAATTATATTTTCAAAATCAGTTGAATAAATATGAGAACCTACAGTTTCTATCATATTTAATTTACTTGGTATTTTCTGATTTTTAATTGGAACTATTAAACCATTTTCAAATAAAATACCAGTAGCAATAACATCTTTATCACCAGAAGAAACAATTATTTTCTTTGGTTGATATTTGAATTTTTCTCCAATTTTCATTGCGATCATTTGATATTCTTCCCACAAATCTTCTAATTTTTCATCTTCCGGTTTCATATTAGACATTATTTCAGTTAATAAATAAATTATAACTTTAAAATTCATATTAAATGGATATACTGGTAATAAATGGCCCGAATTTAGTAATAGATATTGTATTTTTGTTGTATTTGTAATAACATATCCTTTAATAATAACATTATTTAGTTGTGTATATTCTAAATCTTTACTTGAAGAAATATAAGATATATTATTTTTACATATTTTTTCGTGGAGATTAAATAATTTGATTAAATAAGAAGACCGATTTTTAGAATATTCTATTTTATTTTTATTAACATTATGCTTTCTTTTTATTAATATTTTTGCGTTTTCATCTGAAATATCAATATTCTTATTAAGTCTAATAATACCATTTGTTTTAATAGAATCGCCCTTATTATTAAGAATAATATGAAATACAGGTGTAAAATTTCTTCTTTTATTTTTAATTAAAATAATAAAGTTAGGTGTCATAGTCATATAAGGATTACATCGCATCTTATTAATTTCATTATCAAATATAAGAATATTTAAACCTTTTTCAAACAATTTATTATCGGGTCTGGACAATAAATCTAATAAATGTATATAATCAACTGGAACATTTTCACTCATAATATTTCTTCTAAAATTATTATAAGCAGAATATAATTGATATAAAATAATAAACTTTTTCCTCTTAATTATTGTTTCATCTATTTTAACTTCTTTCTTTGATACACTTTTCTTTGATACACTTTTCTTTGATACACTTTTCTTTGATACATTTACTCTTTTATTATCTTCTGTAATATCTACTATTTTATCATAATTATCAATATCCTTTTCTGTTAAATTCATTGGTTTATAAATAGTCGGATAATTTCTAAGAAATTTTATAAAATTTTTTGTTTGTGCCTCTGCATCACTTGGTAAAACTTCATTTGATGAATATATCTTTACTAAATCTCCTTTATTTAAACTAATAAACATTTCTGGCGTAATCGATGATATTAATAATTCTTTGAATTTTGTAATATTATATATACCTTTAATTGCTGCTAAACAATACAAGAAATTACCATTATGTTTTTCAGAAACTCCTCTTCTCAAAAAACAATTTGTCTTTTCTGCTAAAGAACTTTTGTTATTTGTTAAAAATATATTTTGATTATTATTTAATAAAATATCTAAATTTTCTGGTAATAATCCTAACTTACAATGAACAAGTTCGCTTGTTTCATTTTTAATATAATTTTCATTTTTACATACTAATGGATTATCAATATCACCTATTTTATTAGGAAATTCATCACTAACATCAACATCTACCGGACATTTTCCATAACTTGAAACTTTAGATAATTTTTGCATTCCATCTTTGGTAACATCATAATCTGATGGAACTGCGTTAAAACAACAAGGACGGCATAATTTTGGTTTTTCTTTAACTAAACTGCTTGTGAAACCGGGAAAGGCATCTTTACCTGAATTTTTTAATTCAATCGGCCAATTTTTTTCTACTTCTTTGTCCGCCCAACGAGTTTTTGTTGTAGATACAGGTTTTCTAATAATAACATTGTAATCTTGATTAATAATACCATTTTTAGGAACTATTTTCCCATTTGTAAATGGACTCTTATTACCAGAATTAATAAACGCTTCTACTGAAATTGGTTTATTAGCAAAAGCATCCCAAATACGAGGACATATATAATAATTATTGCGATATTTCATATAACCAGTTAAAGCTTTTGGATCAAAAGTGTCTAATTCACTTTTGCTAACAATATAAGGTTGTCTCATTTCATTTTTAGCACATACACTACTATATTTATCATCTGCACTATATAATTCGGGGTCCATATCAGTACGCATTGTATTCATATATTTTGTATATTTCATTTTTTTAGATTTATCACCTCTTTTTTTAATATCAATAACAACTTTATCTTTTTTCTTATCATTATCACCAGTATCACCAGTATTACCAGTATCACCAGTATTATTTTTTTGACTATTATTTAAATTGTCTTTTAGAGCTTGTTCTTCAAATTCGGCAATTTCATCAATATCAAAATCAAAATCAAAATCATCTTTATCATACTCATCATTTTCAAGATAATCTATATTTATATCCGTTAAACCGTGGTCTTTCTTAATAATATCCTTTTTGTCTGTTATAATATCTGTATTTACAATAATTAATTCTTTTTCATCAGAAGTGATATTATAAATAATTAAATAGATTAATTGCATTATTTTTTTTAAATAACCAAAATTTTCCAAATAATTAATATCAATAACAAGACTATCATTTTTAATTAATAAATTAATTTTAGTAGCATACATATGAATCTGTTCTTGTGTAAGATATGATTCATCTAAATTATTAATCATTTTTAGATTGTGTTCTTTACTTTCCATAAAAAATGTTTCCATCCAAGAAGCATATTTTTCTTTATCAGAATTATTTAATTTACCTCCTTTATCTTTAATATAACGACCCATAGACCTATTAATATTATCATCACTATAAAAATTTGTAACAAGTTTATATATTAATGAAACATTAGGTTTAATAGGTGTATTATAGTAAAAAAATTTATCTAATTTATCTAATTCTTTAATAAATTTATCATATAATTTATCTATTTTATTTTTAAAATTAAGTTCAATCTTGATATGTGAATTAATTAAATTATCTTTACCAAGAGTCACATTTTTAATAGCAAATAAATTATTGGTAGATATTGATTTTAATGAAGTTACTCCTACGATTTGATTTATTTTTTTTATAACGCTGTTTGCAACACCAATAGTTTCAGATTGTTTATCAAAAGATAAAAAATTATCTGTTCTATTTGAAACTATCATATAATTATTTTTATAAAGATAACAATCTACAATATTATTGTCCTTCATATTTGGATTATTTTTTTCAGTATCCAAAACTTCATTAATAAAAATGAAATGTAGATAAGGTGTATTTTCATTAATAAATTCAACATTACATATCTTATCAGGAGAGGAATTGCCACTTTTTAAAATATCTCTGGATGCGTTAATATAATTTTTAGGAGATGTTTTCAATAATTTCTGAATTAATGAGGTACTTGTATCTTTAATAAAAGGTTGATACATTTTATTTAAAACATCTTTATGGTTTTTAAAATATCTAACAATTGGAAAATATGTATCTGTTGTATAATTATTGAAAATATAGTCTAAATCGATATCACCAATATTAGTTTCTTCATTAATTTGAAAAACAAGAGATTTTACTTTACAAGTATTTTTACTAATTAACTTATTTACTTGTTTTGTTAAATCAGAATGATAAATTAAATCATATTGATTACGTAGTTTTTGTTTATAATCTATTTCTATATATTCATTTTTAGTTTGTTTCTTAATTTCATTGCTCTTTAATGTAGGGAAATAGGATTTAACTACATTATTTTTAAGTTCTTTACTTAATTCTTTCTCATCAATAATTTTAATTATATCTTGATATGTTGTTAAAAATATTGTATTATCTTTAATTTTACCATAATGAGTAATTAAATTAGTTCGATGATTTTTGTGATTATTAACTATATTTTCTTCTATAATTATTTTATCATCAATCATTTTAAAAGGATTGGAACAATTTTTATAAAGTTGTTTTGAACCTCCTTTAATAATTTTCCAATCATTTGATATCATAAATGGTATTTTATGTATTAATGCTTTTATTTCGTCACTATTTAATATATCGTAATAATCATATGATTCATTATTGAAAATTTTTATATAATCTGGAGATTGATATTTTTCTGGTAATTTACTAGATATTATTTCTTTAATTTCACTTAATTTCATTGATGTTATTTTGTATAATTTGGATAGCAAATTGGTTTTTGTAGTTTTTTTACAATGTTCGAAAATGAAATTAATTAAATCAACATAATATTTATATGTTATTGTTTTTGGATTTGCCCAAAGATATAATTGCGAGGGAACTAAATAATTTCGGATTTGTTCTTTCAATTTATCAGGATTGTTAATATTTTTATTCATTTCTTTGTCATAAAAAATACGATTTTGATTAGATATAGCAATAGATATATCTTCCATAACGTGATTTATATTATCATAATCATCAATTAAATGATATATAAATTGACATTTATGTGGGATAATTGAACCAAATAATTTATGGAAAGCCGGTATTTCATTTTCTAAAGTTTTATTTTCTGTTTTTGATAAACCCGAATAACCTTCTTTTTCTAATTTAGTTAAAATTGTAACTAAGTTTTTATCTCTTGCACCAACAAAAATATATTTATGTTCGTTATTTGTATCATTATCAATCTGATTATCATTATCAATCTGATTATCATTATCTTTATTATCTTTATTATTGTGTTTCCATATAATTTTATATATTGATGTATTACGATATGGTTGGCATATATTTTCCATTATTATACTTTAATTACAATATATATTTATATATATATATATATTTTTAGATATGTATTCTTTATTATCTTTCTTTATTATCTTTCTTTATTATCTTTCTTTATTATCTTTCTTTATTATTTTACTTATAATAATAATAATACTATTATATTATATGGATATAAAAGTCAAAAATAAACAAAATAAAAATTTAAATATAAGTTGAAATATTATATTTTGTGAGGAGTATCTGTAATCTTAGTTCCACAATAATCTTTTGGATTTTTATTAAAATCAATATGTTGATAAACATTAATATCAATACCAACTTTTAATAAAATTTTGAAATTATCCCAAAATTCAGATTCGTGACCTACTGATTTTGTCATTAAATGCCCTAATTCGTGTAATGCTACAAACATCATAATATTTTCTTGCGTTAATTTTTCATTTATTTTATCATCTTCTGATTTTGCTCTCAAACAAAATACTATTTTCTCTCCTTTATTAACTGAATATGATGTATATTGGGCGTCTGGTGTGCTTTCACTAAACTCATCTGGATTAAAATTATTAACTAAACGTTTTACATCTTCTTTAAATTTCCTTTTAGTTATATGTTTTTTATCATCTTTAACAATATATTTATCATATATTTTACCTAAATTACCTTTATTTTCTTGTTCTGATAAATAATTTACTAATTTTTCTAATTTAATATTTAGTCTTGCTAATAAATCGGCGGCATCTTCTTTATCTTCCAAATTTCTAACTAAATATTCTTTACCATTAACTTTTGATTTTACATATACAACTTCATATTTTCCAGACTGTGTATAGAGATATATTATCAATATCACCATAATTGCTAATACCAAATTAGCAGTTTTATTAACAAAAGGAATCATTTTTTTGTTATTAGTCTATTAAATTTAATATAGATAATGTTATCTATATAATGTTATCTATATAATGTTATCTATATAATGTGATATAGACAATGTGATATAGACAATGTGATATAGACAATGTTAAACCAAAATTTTAGTTTATTTATTTTTTCTTAAATTACAAAATTTTAAAAATAAAATAAAATTGAAATAAGCATTAATTATATATATAATTATACAAATCAATTTATAATTTAATTTATAATTTTGTAAAATTGATATTATTAAAGGAATATTATTATTGAAAAACAAATATAATTCAAATATGTCATCTTGGAAGAGAGAACCCGTTTCTTGGAAAAATGATAAAGATTTACAGGTTTATATGACGGATTGGATAGAATGTGATGAAAACATAGATGTTTCAAGCACAGATGTAGATGACAAATTCATTCCATATCCATTAAGGGACCATCCTAAGAAATATACAATATTTGGATTTGGTTGTACCAGTGATGGTCATTCAGTTTCTATTAAAATAGTTGATTATCACCCATATTACTACTTAAAAATACCAGAAGAATGGAATAAAAAGGAAATAAAAGAATTTCAGGATAGATTCCTTCATAATAATTATATTAATGATAATGATATTGATGATTTCAAAGAATTTTTACATAATAACCCAAAATGGTATCCAAAGTTTCCCAAAGAGAAGATGGATTGTCCTGTTCATAAATCGTCTATTATTCCTCTGGAAACTGAAATCGTAGAAAAAGAAATATTCTGGACATTTGCTAACCATAAAAAATATAAGTTTTGGAAGTTGAATTTTAAAAGTAAAAATGGTGCTAAATTATATCATTCTTACTTAAAATACAAACAAAAATATCCAATTCAATATGGTAAAAGTGAAGATAAAAAAGGTTTGGAAATAACTATGAAACTATTTGAAAGTGAATTAGAACCTTTATTAAGATTCTTTCACGATAACAAAATAGAACCTTCAAATTGGATTACAATTCCTGCGAAATCATATAAAATGACATCGCATAGTTATTGTCAAATATCTGTTGAAACTAATTATAAAAATATTACTAAATTAGATAAGCAAGGCATTCCTCCTTTATTGGGTGTTTCTTTTGATATAGAAGCTGGTAGTAGTCACGGAGATTTTCCAGTAGCTCGGAAGGATACAAAAAAATTAGCAAATGAATTAGTAATTGCATTTTTAAGAGATAGAAATTATGTTCTGAAATATAAAGATATTTATACTGCTGCTAACAAGACTGCTAACAAGACTGCTAACAAGACTGCTAACAAGACTGCTAACAAGACTGCTAACAAGACTGCTAACAAGACTGCTAACAAGACTGCGAATGATAATAATAATTCAATTAAATTAGAAGAATTAGATGAGGAAGTAAATAAATCTAAAAATGCATATTTCAAAGCATTAAATAATGTTAGAATGGGTGATAAATTCTTTAAAGAAAGGATTATCCAATCAGTGGGTCATTATTTAAGAGATATAGGCGGAACTGCAGAACACGTAGATAATGATATTTCTGAAATTTATTTTAAGAAGGAAGAGCATAATAATATTGATAAAAAAATTAATTCACCATTATTTGATAAATTAGTTAAAGACATATATTTTATATGTGATAGACCAATTAGAAAAATACAAGCAAATAGAGAAATGAAAATGGCAGTTACTAAGATAATGTCTAAGTTTGAAGAATTAGAAGAAAAACAAGTAAAAGAATCTAAAATAAATAAACCACCTACTATTAAAAAATTATTAAAATTAATAGAAACGACGATAGAAGAAATAAATAATAATACAAAAACTAAATTGAAAGAAGAAGCAAAAACAAAAGGAAAGAGAATTAATAAAGATGACCTTAAAAAGAAGATAATTGACCCAATTGTTTTAAGAGATAAAGTTATTACAAAAGACATTCTTGTTAAATTTGTAAATAATATTCTTAAAAATTATTTTGGAAAAGTAGAAGGAGACCGAGTAATTCAAATTGGTTCTTCCTTTTTTCGATTAGGAACCCCTGAACCAGTTCATCATAATATTGTTGCTCTTGGTAGTTGTGATGATTTAGATGGAATAGAAGTAGAAGCATTTAAAAATATATTTAAAAAAAAAAATAATGATAATAATGATAAGAATGATAATAATGAAAATAATAAAGAACCATCAAAAGCAGTTATTAATGATGAATTGAATCGTAATGAATTGAATCTATTAATTAGATGGACTCAAATGATTCGTAGATATGACCCTGATGTCATTGTTGGTTATAATATATTTGGTTTTGATGAAATATTTATGTATGATAGAATACAGGAATTGCTCTATAAAACAACTGATATTTATGCTAATTCTGATTATAAAGAATTTATTAACATAGGTCGTTTAAAACCAGATGTTATTAAGAAAATATCAGAATGTAGTGGTCGTTTGATTGAAAAGAAGCTTTCATCCAGTGCTTTAGGTGATAATTATTTATATTATTTCAATATGCCTGGACGTGTTCAGATTGATTTATTAAAAGTAGTTCAAGCAGATGTAACAAAGAAATTACCTTCTTATAAGTTGGATAGTGTTGCTGAAACTTATATTGGTGGAGAAGTTTTACAAATAGGTAAAAAATCTATAAAAGGGGAAAGTCATTGGATTAAAGTAGAATATTCAGATGAAATTTCAATTGGTAATTATATTA